GCTGTCGAGCCTTGGGTCGACCTTGTACACGCTAACCTGGAAGCCATGGAATACGCCTTCGGGGCCGTCCCGTTCCCGTCTGCGGGCGTCGGTGCGCCGCACATCCGTGACCGCGTCTATTGGGTGGCCGACGCCCTGTGCCCGGGATTACTTCCCGGCGCATACCCCGGAGTACATCGCGGCCAAGAAGGCGCAGGGGCATGGGATGGCCAACTTGAACGACCTGGTGCAGCTGGTTGGCTGGACCACCCCGACCACTCGCGACCACAAGGACACGCCGGGCATGTCGGCGCAACGGGACGGCCGAGACCGCAACGACCAGCTGCCGAGGCAGGCGTATCTGTGTACCCAGGCGCGGTTAACGGCTTCTGGCGAGATGCTGACTGGCTTGGCTGCCGGGATGGCCGTTGGCGGTCAGTTGAACCCGGCACATTCCCGCTGGCTGATGGGGTACCCGCCCGAGTGGGACGCCTGCGCGCCTACGGTAATGCCGTCAATTCGCAGGCTGCGCAAGTCTTCGTAGAAGCATTCATGGAACGACAGGGGTGAAGGTCATGGGCTATCCGTCGCGCGAACAACCGTGTTTTGACATCAGCCCGCTGCCTGACCCTGCGACGGCACCGTTCCCACCCCGCCCGGTGATGGGTGGCCAGCACCTGGGCCAATGGATGGTCGGCGCACCTGGACAGGCGCCGATCTACCGCGACACGCCGCAGCGCGCCGATGCGATCTTCGCCTGGCTGGTCGGCTTCTGGCACGGCCAGGGCTACTTCGAAGAGCTGCACGGCGACCTCTACGATCGCGTCACCGGCAAGCGCCTGCGCACCGGCTACCGCGAACTGTTCTACCAGATCAACGACGGCCACCAGCTGCGCGCCACCCTGCGCTTCATGGAAGACAGCGTCGAGGGTCACCGCTTCGTGTTCTTCACCGACGAAGGTGCCGCGATCTGCCGCCAGTGTGTGCGCGAGCAGCTGCGCGAACTGATCTTTGGCCTGCGCCACCCTGAGTCCTACACCCTGCGGGTGGTCGGTACCGAATTGCGCTACACCCAGCCGTTGAGCTGTGAATGCTGCTACGGAGAGATCCCAGCAAGCGAGGGGCAACCATGAACGAAGCCAACCTGACCACGCAGATCCTTGCCACCTGTCGAAAAGTGCGCGGCGAAGGACAGTATCTGGACATCGATTTTATGCTGCCCTCGGTGCTGTATTTTCGTAACGACGACTTCGAATATCACTTTCGCGAGCACCATGCGCAGAAGATGTTAGACCACTACCGACCGCTCGCCGAACAGACCGGCTTACCCTTGCGCGACGTGCTGTTGTGGGCTGCGCAGAGTTGGGATTTATCCGGCAATCAGCTAACGTTTGGGGGCTTAGACTCACTCGTTTGACAAAACTAAGCGCGCCTGCTTACCTCTGCTACGCTCAAGGTTGCCCAGGAACACGGGCAACACCGGGCGTCGAAATAAATGCAGGCAAAACGCTAAGGGGGCTTGTATAAGCTTTTGAATGTTGGCAGTTTATGCGCTTGCAGGACGCCCTAACACTCGAAGAAGAAAAGGACTAGGCGAATGGCTTTGAATACATCATCAGGATTTAGCAGACTGGCTAACGTAGAGGCCGACATACGCAGTGTGTTAGCGACCATAGTCGTAGAGCCCGAGCCCAAGCATCGACCTTATGTATCCAAGAAGAAAGAAGCCAAGCGCAGATTAGCTGAGCAGCAAGCACAGTTAGCCTTGCTTCAAGCGTCCACGCTAGATCAGATAGATTTCAGCATTCCAGACCTAACCCTAGCCGCCAACGAGCAATCCGACTTGGATGCTTTCGCCGCACAACTGCGGCGCGACTGGGGCTTAGAGACGACTCCCGCTGAACCTGCTCCCGTTGCTGCGAAGAAGACCCCGCTTAAAACCAAACCGCCAATAGAGTCTGCAGAGGCGGCATTCATTCGGCCCAAAGCCAAACACCACGCCACGTTAATCAAACGCCAGATCGAAGTGGTGTTAGATGTTGAGCGCGCCGATGGCACCCGCATTCCGTTCTACCACTGCGACCCAGGTATGAACCGCTTAGAAGCCGAGATAGAGGCAGGCAAGAAAGCCCGCTCGTTTGGGTTAAGGGTGCTAGGCCTCATCGCTATCAGTAGCAAAGAATATGCCCGCGAGATTTAACTTCGTGTACTCTGCGTACCGGGCGGCTTAGCTAGCCGCCCATATTCTTTAATTAAAATAAGGACATGCCTATGTTAGCTATTGAACAGTACCGCGAACTTGAACTGGCACTTGCACAGAAACACACCTACCTAGAAGCCCTCAAGAATGACCCCGAGTTGCAACGCGAACTGGCCTTTGATGCTGCCCTAGAAGCGTTCCTTGCACAGCACTCGATGAACAAACAGAAGCTGCATTTGTTCCTGCGCTCTGACCCTACGCTGGACTTCTACAAGAAGCCGACCGGCGCCAAGACTAAGGCCGCCGGCGCGACCCATCCTGAGGCGACGAAGACCTTCCGCAACCCGCACACCGGCGAGATCCTGACGGTCAAACGCCTGAGCCACGGTACCTACAAACAGTGGGTTGCCGACCACGGCGAAGCCGCCGTGCAGTCGTGGTTGATCGCCTAAGTTTTACCTGCTTAACCCTCTGAGAAAACAACACTAAGGAAGTACAGATGTTCAAGATTGCCGAGTTTCAAGCCGCTCAATTGGAATTGTCCAAACGCGTTACCGCCCTCGAAGAAATGCGCAATGACCCTGAACTGAAACGGGAGCTGGAGTTCGACGGCGAACTGGTTGAACTGCTGGGTAAATACTCGCTGACCAAGGACAAGCTGTACGCCTTCATGCACGCGCAGTACAGCGCGAAGAAAGCCGCGGACAAGAAGAGCGCGGGACCTAAAGGCAAGGCCCATGTCGGCACGATGAAGCGCTGGTCCAACCCGCACAGTGGAGAAGTCATTGATTCGGGTCGCCGCGATCACAAGACCATCAAAGGCTGGATTGAGCAGTACGGGTTGAAGACGGTGTTGACCTGGGCGACACCGATCTAACCCCCTGCACTTTTCTCTGAGAGTCGAATCACATGGAAGCGGATAAATACCTAGCCATCTGGACGGTGTATTTGCGGCCGGCGAACCACCCCGAGATTTACATCGCCCACAAATCACTGGCAGTTGAGGGGCTGGTGGTCCCTACAGGGGAGATTCTAGCGGCGCACACCTTGGAAGCCCTGCGCGCCAAGCTGCCCTTTGGTTTGTACCCTACGGGCCGAGCAGAGTGTGACGCACCCGACATCGTGGAGACTTGGTTTTGAACCCGGCCGATGATGTGCTGGCTCGCGCTCGCGCGATGCTGGAGGGTGATGAACCATCCACGGCGCTGGCTCTGCTGCCGGAACCCCTGCCAGAACGGCCAGCGCCACGCCGGCGCCACAGCAGTGATCTGCTGGGTGACGAAGTCAAGTTCGTCATTCGTTTGCAGGAAGGTCTGCGTATACGGGTGGCCAGGCTCGCCAGCCGAAGTCATCGCAGCATGAACTCTGAGTTCGTCCACGGCATGACGTGGTGGGTGGATCGGCAGGCGCTGATGTGGGCCATGCTGCAGGCCACCGACCACGAACTGGCCCGGCTGGAAGCACTGCGCAGGGGCGAAGAACAGAAGGCGCTGGACGCGATTGTCCAACGCCTCCCGCAGACCGCCGCCCTCGTGACACAACTGAAGGCGATGATCGATCAGGGTTAGCCCGCCGCTGCTTCGCTGCGCTCCACCACCTGGCTGCGCAGCGTTTCGGCCTGGCCCTCGGTGAGGAAGCCGTGGGCCTGCAGGAACTGGATGCAGGTGTGCGCCCGGCCGACGTTGGTATTGGCTTCCCAGGCACCGTTCGAAGCGTGCGCCTCCGGCCAAGGTTTGATCTTCTTGGCGAGGACTGGGGGTTGGGCAGGGGTTGGGGTGGGTGCGTTGCTCACGTCGATCTCCATGCCCGCAGTGGGCGGCGGCTGAAAAGAGGGAAGGGCGCTAGCCCCACCTACAGTGTGGCATCGAATCCGAAATCGCCGACCTTCTCAACTACTCTCAGGTGAACCCGACCGCCCGGTCAGGCCTCTGCAAGACGCCCGAGAAGAGGTGCCGCATGGACATTCAAGACCTGAGAAAGCTGTTGAAAAAAGGCGTGGTCCGCATCGTCTTTCTGAAAATGGACAACACCGAGCGCACCCTGCTCGCGACCTTACACCCCTCCCGTATGCCGCCCCCTCCCGTTGCCGACCCCGGTATGCGAGGGCGTCCGCTGCCCGAAGGCAACCTGCTGGTGTGGGACACCGAAGCCAACGGCCTGCGCAGTTTTATCGTCGGCTGCGTGCT